GGACGATGAGTTCGTGCTGATCGAGGCGTTTCGCGAAGGCGCGAAGAGTACGCTCTCGGAAGAGTTTCTGCTGCTCGAAGCGTGCTTCGGCAACTTCGGCTATTGCATAATCTTTGGCGAGACGTACACGAAAGCCTGTCAGCGGCTGGAGGCTATCAAGTTCGAAGCGCTGAAAAACATGAAGCTGGCGGCGCTCTTCGGCAAGCTGCGCGTGGCCGGCAACGTCTGGAACGAGAACCAGATCGAGTTGATGAACGGCGTCATGATCGAGGCGCACGGATGGGAAGAGGAAATCCGGGGTTTCAAGTGGCACGACCTGCGACCGGACCGCGCGTACCTGGACGATATCGAGAACAAGGAACGGGTCAAGGATAGCGCGGCGGTCAAGAAGAACATCAACAAGCTGTATCTCGAACTGATGCCGGCCATGGACAAGGAGAAGGGAAAGATCCGCGTCACCGGAACACCTCTCGCCGAAGACTGCATGGTGAGCCGGCTGCGCGCAAACCCGGACTGGACGTCAAGGAAGTACCCGATCTGCAACGGGGATATCGATGATCCGGCGACCGTTGCCACGTGGCCGGAGCGCTACCCGATGGAGTGGATCCGGAAGAAGCGGGATCAGGCAGAGCGCGCGGGCGAGTTGCGCGGGTTCCTGCAGGAGTACATGCTGATGGCAATCGGCACGCAGGACAAGCCGTTCATCGAGGACCATATCCATGAAATCGCAATCGATCCTGCGCCGTGGCTTCCTAAAACTCTGGTGGTTGATCCTGCCCGCACTGCTAACGTGGGCAGTTCTGACCGGACGGGTCGAGTGGTTCTTAGTCGGCTCGCCACCCGCATCTACGTGCATGCAAGCTCCGGCGAGTACTGGAAGCCCGACCAGATCATTGCAGATTCCTTTTCCACAAGTGCCCGTTTCGACGGCGCTACTGTGGCGATAGAGAAGAACTCCCTGGACGAGTGGCTGCTCCAACCGATGCGGGCAGAGATGCTACGGCGGGGCGAGAGCTTGCCGCTGAAAGCGATCCAGGCTCCGCAGGACCGGAGCAAAGAACAGTTCATCATGGGGCTGCAACCGTTCTTCGAAGCCGGGGACATCGTCCTCGTCGGCGGGCGGGGAGCGCATGCCCAACTCGTGGCGGAGATCCTGAACTTCCCGTCCGGCAAGCGGGACATCCTTAACGCGCTCGCGTATGCGCAGCGGGTATTTTCGGGGACGGTCGTGTATGAGGACTTCGGGCAGCACAATCTCACGAGCGAGTACGAGCCCAGCGCGCGGCACGCGCTCGCGCTGGGCTTTAACGCCACCGGCGCGGAGACGACTGCCGCACTGGTTGCGGTGGAAGGCGAGCGCATGGTCGCCGTGGCCGACTGGATCAGCCCGGTTCCGCCGGCGCAGGCCGTGCCCGACGTGATGCAGCTGGTGCGCGCTGCGTTCCCGCGTGCGAAGCTCACCTGCTGGCTGCCCGCCGACGTGATGGACCAGCAGGACCGCATGCCGCTGATGGCGGCGTTGCGCGCGGCGGGGCTCCAGCCGATGCGCGGCGCGTATGCCAGTCTGTCGCGCGGTTGCCTGTCGCCGATGATCCGGACAGAGATGAAGGGCCGGCGGCTCTTCCTCGTGGACTCGAACGCGCGCCACACCATGAACGCAATGGCCGGCGGGTACAACTGGCCGGTGATGAAGAACGGCCAGCAGAACACCGAACCGGAGCGCGGGCCGCACCGCACGCTGCTGGAGGGGCTGGAATCGGCGGCTTACGTTATAACATCGCAGGCTGGTAATTCGCTACCAGATGAGTTACATTCGGCGAGAAACCCCCAGGGTGCCCAATACTTTACCTCTCTCCCAAGGAGATAGACATGGCAATTTCCCGTACGATTGTTCCGAAAGCTCCCAGCCAGAACCCGGTTGACTTCTACAAAGGCAAGCAGCAGGGCGGCGCGCAAGGCTCGCCGTCGCGTGTCGGCGAGAAGCTGACCGGCGGCCCGATGCGCGAAGTGATGCGCCGCAAGGGGCTGTAAGTGGAAGGCAAGAAAGGCCGGATGAACCGGGTTTATACGGCCCCCGGCAAGAAAGCCCCGCCCGAGCAAGTGAAGAAGGGCGGCAAGAGCACTGAACCGGCGAAGAAGCACACGCCGAAGACTCCGCGCATGGGAGGTTGACATGATGAAACACCACAAGGACGGGAAAAGCTCGTCCGAATCGCGCGACGTGCGGGAGTTTTTCGGCAAGACCGCGAAGAAGCCGGAGCCGGACGACAAGCCGAAACGCGTGCCGAAAGACCGCAACACAGGCAGCTCCCTGAAACGCAAGCTGGCTGGAAAGGTCATCGGCTAAATGGCCCGGAAAAAGAAAGAAGAAAAAGCAAAAGATTTGCCCGTAATCGAGACAGTCGATTCACGGGCTATTGACGCTGAACGCCTCGGCGACGATCTGGAGAACTTCGCGGAAGACCTCGGTTCAGATGCCTGCATCGAAGCCGGAAAGCTCTATCCGAAGATCCAGAAGTGCTTTGAGAACAAGCAGCAGCAGTCTGATCACGTCGAAGAGTACTGGAATATCTACAACGCGATCCCCGACGAGAACCAGCAGTACACCGGCAACAGCCAGTGCTACATCCCGGCTGTCCGGGACGCGATCAACGCCCGCTGCAAGCGAACGCTTGCCACTCTCTTTCCTGCCAATTACAAGCACGTTGATGCAGTCGGACCGGCAAGCGTTACGCCGTTTCCTACGCTTGCGTTACTAGAGCATTACATCCGTAAAACGAATCTGAAGGATATCGTTCGCGCGGATCTGCTCTCAGGCGACGTGACCGGGCAGTGGATTCTGTACGTGGACTGGATGCGCACGACGCGGCGCATCACGGAACTGGTCAAGAAACCGCCGATTCTGTCGAGCGACGACGGAATCGAAGCCGAAGACGTGACCGTCGAGGAAGAGTGGGACGTTGAGGAAAAGGAAATCATAGACGAGATGCCGGACATCACGCCGATGGCGGTTGATGATCTGGCCGTCTATCCGCCGACCGTGAACGACATTGAGCGCGCGACCGCCACGGCGGTGCGCCTGCGCCTATCGAAGGAATCCGTCCAGCAGTTTATCGATGAAGGCGTATTCGTCGGCTGGAACGCGAAAGAGATCATGGACAACCTGAACGAGCCGGATGGCGGCCGTCAGAAGCGCGTGCCGAACAAGCGCCGCACGGCGGACGCGGGCGTGCGCACGGAAGGGACTTATAAGTACGCACTGATTTACGAAGTCCATACGAATCTGGAGCTGGAAGAAGGCAAGGGCAAGGAACCTTGCTTTGTCTACTACGCCGGCCCGGAAGTCATTCTCGGCATTATCCGCAACCCGTTCTGGTCGAAGAAACGTCCGATCATTACGGCACCTGTGGAACGCATTCAAGGCACCGTGTACGGCATCTCGCGCGTGGAGCCGGTGAAGTACCTCCAGTGGAATCTGAACGACTACTGGAATATGGGGCAGGATAGCGCGCAGTATGCGCTGCTGCCTATCGTCATGACCGACCCGCTCGCAAACCCCAACTACCAGTCCATGGTGATGGGTCTCGCAGCCGTGTGGCTGACGAACCCGAATACGACTCAGTTCGCCCAATTCCCGGCGATCTATAAGGATGCGGTTGCGCTCTGCCAAGCCATCAAGGCGCAGATCCAAGAGTCGATGGAAGTGAACGACGCCATGCTAGGCAAGATGCCGGCTGGCCGGAAGAACCAAGCAGCGGCTGCGGCGCAGGCACAGTCGCAAGAATCGAACATCATTGATCACGCGAAACGGTACGAAGGTTGCATCCTGAATCCGCTGCTCGAGCGCATGTTCGAGCTTGACCGCCAGTTCAGAACGAAAGAATTGACCGTGGTCACGATGGGTGAAGTCGGCGCGCGTGCGAAGCAGGAAGAGATTCCTGTGCAGGCGTTCAGCGAGCGCTATTTCTTCCGCTGGTGCGGCACGGCCTACCAAACCGGCATGCAGCGCATGCAGCAGATGATCGCCTGGATGAACGTTCTGCGCGGTATCCCGCCGCAACAGCTTGATGGTCGCCGGCTCAACGTCGGTCCGATTC